GTACCTGTGATCCCTGTTGCGGGTATGTTCGCCGTTAGGTCTACGGTAACGCCACCAACAGCGCCAGCACCTGCTACACCACTTGTAATATTGGCGTTAATGCCAACCCTAGACGTAGAGGCACCTACTGAACCTGTCCCAGAAACACCCGTTACAGGGATTACTGAGTTTGAAGATACAGAGGTTGCACCGACTGATCCTATAGAGTTAAAGCCAATTACCGCAAGATTACCATCAGACTCAGTGACAACAGTGTTAAGCGCAGATGTGCCGCTAACCCCTGTAACTGCTATGTTAGCTACGCCCGTAGTGGTCACTGACCCTACTGACCCTGTGCCTGTTATACCTGTAGCAGTTAGGTTTGCGACTCCAATAACCGTTACAGAACCTACTGATCCCGTGCCTGTTATACCTGTAGCAGTTAGGTTTGCGACTCCAATAACCGTTACAGAACCTACTGATCCCGTGCCAGCTATACCCGTAACAGGTTGAGTAACACCGCTAGTAGTGCTCACACTACCAACAGCACCTGTACCCGCTACGCCTGTAACGGATACTCCTACTTGTAGACTATTCCAAGAGCCAGAACTCCAACCACCACGGCCCCAGCCAGAAAAAGGTAGTGGCATGGGTTATCCCTTCACTTAGGCGATACGGATAATGGCGTTACTTGCGTCTGCGGTTGGCATCACTACTGTAAAGTCACCAGAACTCGCAGCTTTGTCAGAACCAAAGTCTAGCACACATACGGTTGGATCACCTGTTGCGGCTTCGTTAAAAATTAAAGCGCCGCGAACAGCAGAAATAGTCACGTTGCTAAATACAACATTGTTCATATCTACAAGGGCCGTTGTGCCCGATGCGACAGGAGTAACTGTGGTTACAGCGTTACCTTTAGCCGTGTAGTTAGTACCACTAACCTCATTTCCAGAGGTATACGCAGTGGTAGCCGCATTAAAACTTGCGCTGTTGGTGTACATCGCCAGCTTAAAGATGTTAGCTGCTCCGGTAAAATTGTGAACACCCTTCAAAACTTCTACTTTGAACGAAGTACACATAAAGTTGCCATTAAAAGCCATTTACATTTTCCTTATATATTCGGCTAGTTTTTTATGACCAGCATCACTGATTGCATTATATACAGTAGTTCTATCACTTTGAATAGCCTGTTTCATGTAGACTGCGATTACAGCCTTCATCTGTTCTTTGTACGCTAGAGCTTGATCTCTAATCGCGGGGGGCGCGTCACTAGCTACGGCCATAAGACGGTCAGCGCATAGCTCCGCGACCTCTTCTGGAGTAAACCCTCGGTTGTTAGTAGTTTTAACCCCAACACTACCAACAGACATCTCAAATGGCATGTTCATTACTGTTTCCCTCTTATAATCATCCCAGTGCGGTATTCATCTGTAACTTCTTTTGACTCGCCCAAAGATTTTAAGCCCATTATAGCTTCCCCGAAACGTTTTTCATATATTTGTTGCAAGTCGGCTTCACCCTTCATAAATATATACGCTTCCATTAAGCTGCCATAAAGCAACGCGACTTCCGCGTTTTCACTAAGCCAAGTTTCAGTTGCGTCCGAGCCTATTGCTGCCAGCGTACCCGTAGCCCCACTAGAGCTTCCGGTTAACGTTTCCCCCACAACAAAATCTCCCGCGGGTATTACGACACTCAAGGTACTAGCGTTTGTAACAGAACCAACCTTTGAAGACTGCAAGCTGGTTGAACCTGTAACGGTATCCGAAGTTGTGAACGTTCCGTTGACATTAGAGAGAGTTATAACAAAACTACTAGATGTTATACTAGCTGGACGGTAAAAATAATGTAATTCCGCCGGAAAGTCACCGCTAGGACTAGGCCCTAAAATAAAATTTTCTACATCAAACTGTGCATAAAATCTAGGCAACCCTTTTGTTGCAGGATTTGGGTTAAAGGATTGAACAAAATCAGGGTCTTTAAAATCAACAAATATTTCTTCGTTACTTGAAGTGAATGACAAGGAAAAGGGCGCTAGAAAATCAGAAGGGACGGCTAAATACTTGCTTGTATCGGACATAACCCCTGTTGCATTTTTCCTAAAAAGACTAAGTTGAACGTTTTTTAAGATGCGTTCTTCTGAGTTTTTTATAAATACGGGCAGGTTCCTGACAAACGTAGGCTCGTCATTCTCTGTATAATCTTTTATCGCGGTTTTTAACGTTGTGTATGTATAGCTCATTTGTTCACCTATGGTGTCACACTATTGTTATGTTTCCGACCATACCGCTGTGGTTGGTGCATTGATAAACTAAGGAAGAGTCAGAGGGTTCATGCGGAACAATAAACTGTGTTAACCCTGTGGTTGAATTATAGTTGTTAGTTACACCCGTTGTAAAAGCAGAGCCCCCTGCCGATACTCTTATCTGCAACGGGTGTGCGCTTACATTAGCTGCGTTATTTAAAAGGTACGTGTGCCCTTTGTAGAAAGTAAAGTTTGGGTTGTTCCCAGATGTAGCTCCGGGGCCAGTAAATGTATAGGCAGTCGATCCGTTTACACCCGCAGTATATTTAGTAACAGGCCCAGTTGTCTCATCGTTTAATCTGACCCACGCACCGCCATGTCCAAAATATAATCCACCCGTCGCGTGTACATGCGCCACTGCGCCATGATAGGACCCCGCACTAGGTAAATCGCTTAAATTAGCGTAATAGAAAACAATCTTATTTGCTCCAGAACTTACATTAATAAGACCGTTACTGTCTATTATATCTGTGAGTGTAGAGCCGTTCCCAATAGCCGCGTATATTTCAGTGAAGTTTGCATTTATCTTGGTGGCACCAGAACGTAGTGTGTCCCCGTTACCATCATTTGCGTTACTTCCTATACCTACGGTTTGTTTAGTCATGGCTTAACCCTCGTCAAAAGTATCTGTTGTTGAGTCTAACGTAACCGACGTACTGTCAAATCTTGGTGCGGACCCTGCAATTACGCTAACGGCACCTACGGAAGCAGTACCTGCTATACCTGAAACGTTGACCGAAACTCCAGTGACATTTGAAATAGTTAACGTAGCTAAACCAACCTGCCCAAACATTGACGGAGAATCCGGAATACTCGTCGGCATTTCAGTGGTTCCGCTGGTAGACCAGTTACCGTTTCCAAGATAAATTATTCCGTTGGTAGTTATGACCTGAAATGCACTTGTTCTGTCCGGTGTTTGAGGTCTAGCATCTTGCAAAGCTTGCGGATCAGAAACCGTTCTGAACGGACCCAGTTGTGGCTGCTTAGATTCAAACTCGTCCTTGCCAACTAAAAGACCGTTCCACTCCTTTCGCATATCTTTGTAACGATACCGAAAACCCGAGCGGTCGGAGATTGCAAAGGCGTTTTTTCCACTTGCAAACTTGCCCATTAGCCTGTCCTAAAGTACTGGTATTGAGGCACCACGTTAAATGAAGCGCGGTCACGATCTTCCGTCATAGCGCGTTCAAACTCTTCTTCGTAAACCGCTTTTAACATCTGAACACGTTGCGGAGCCCGTTTTATGGCAATGTAATAAGCTAGTCCCGCAGCAAGGCACGGGTAAAACCGAAAAGGCATGTCCACCGTGTTAGTGTAGGTGTCCGCGTCATTCATCCTAGTAAGCGCGTTGTAATACACAACGTCCGTAGCGTTTTCGGGAGTCGGCCAAATTTTTAAATTAGGATTTACTTGCCTGTCCAAGAAAAATTGGTTAGGTCGCCCCTGCGAAGCCTTGTCGGGAATAGTTTGATATTCATCTCTGCTTAGACGTAGAAGTGAATAGTCTATGCCATCTCTTCGTATAACCGCCGATAAAATGTCAATAACGTCAGGCAAAATAGCATACTCGCCCGTGCCCTGCACCATAGCCACGGTTCTTTGAGAAATAGTCCATTGATTTAAACCGCGGTTAGCCCACTCAGCCAGCATTAAATTTAAAGACCGCTTGGCTGTTTTAAGGTCATATCCCGTTCTAACTTCCAAACCACAACGTTCAAAAGCTTCTTCAATGTACTCAGCTACATCAAGTTCGAAATCTACGCTGTTTGAAACTGCCATGTCATTCCTCGTTGTACAGATTATCGAATATTCTATTAACGTCTAAGGTGTAGTCTAAATCAGATTTAGAATAATGTACATGCTGAGAGGGCTTGAAGTCAGGGGCTCCCTCGCCCGTTTCAAACCATGCCGGATGCGTCACCCTTACGCGGTTATTAGGAAGGGCTACTATATTTCCCGTCCACTCTCCTGCGTTTAAAAGTTGCAACACATGAGCCTGCTTATGTTGTGCTGGATCGTCAGCAACGTCGGTGTCCGTATAATCTACAGTGAACATATATTTTGCCGGAAAAAGTGTGCCGTCAATCTTTGCTAACCAAGGGCATGGGGACGCCCTTTCCAACACATACGCCGCGTGAGTATGTGAGGGACAGTCCCAAGGTTGTGCTTCGTGTACTGCCATCGGTTTAGGCCAATCCTCTAGCGGTTCGTCTGCGACCAAAGCTGTTATAGGCATCCGCGCCCACATAGCTCCGCCATGCACGTTCTCTCCCCCCTCTTCGTCTACCTCGCAACCCGTAAAAATAAGCTGAAAGCTTAAACAACGATTTGGCATGGTAGTTACGGCTATTGCCATAGCGTGTAAAAATTCACCATGATAACGTTCATGGTTTACTGTATACTCGCGGCGAACCCAGCACTTGAAGTGTGGGATATTACTCTGCAAAAAAGGCATCTAGGTTATTTTCTTTTAACCGCGCCGCCTTTAGCATAACCTTTTTTCTTCATCATAGCGCCGCCTTTAGCATAACCTTTTTTCTTCATCATAGCGCCGCCCATTTTGCGTTTTACCGCGCCGCCAACTTTCATCTTTTTGACTGCACCGCCAACTTTCATCTTTTTAGCTGCACCGCCTTTAGCGTAACCTTTTTTCTTCATCATACTACTTTTCCTCATTTCTCCGCCATTTGCGGCGCGTTGTGGTTTAGCTGTTTTTGCGGCAGCGGCGAAATTTGCTGCCGTAGGAGCGCCCTTTGATCCGGGTTTTCTCATTGTTTCTTTTGATCCCGCAGCAATGCGTTTTCGTTTGTTGTCAATATTTTTATAAAGTCCGTCTTTAGCCATGTTACCGTTTCCCTTTACGAACTATTCTTTGAAGAGTTTTGGCTTGTCCAGCATGAAGTTTCGAGGCTTTCTTTAAACCTGTAACAACCTTTTTAATTTTTTTAGCATTGTTTTTAGTGACCATTAGCATTTCCACCTTTTTCTAGCCTGACGCAAGCGACTGTTGGGGTCTTTAGCAGCCTCTGGAAACTTTTTCATTTGACCCGCGGAACGGGCGCAATATGACTTTCGTCTTTTTGCCGCGGTGCTGCCCGCTTTAACCTTACCTGTCACAGCCTTTTTTATCTTAGACCCCGGATTGGCTTTCCTGTGCGCCGCTAAACCTTTGGCACTCATTCCCGCGCCATCTTTAGTCTTGCGGTAGTTTCCGCCCTTGCCCGTTGTTTTCGATATTGGTTTATCGCCAGACATAAAAACCTCAGTTAAAGAAAACAGTTACGTCGGAAACGTTAGTTAGAACGGCGAAACAACCG